TCATCGTGCAGGTCGATATCCGCGTGCATGTCCCGGACGGAATCCAGACTGACCCTCAGATGGTGGCGGAGATTGAGGGGTTGATCCGCACGCTTACGACGCCGGTGAATGAGGCAGCTCAGGCGGTGATTGCGGCGCTACTCGAATCAGCGGGACTTCGGTCACCCGAAGCGCCGACGGTGGTTGTCTGAGGGCCATGAGTGCTTTGGTTGCCTCGCTGTAGCGATTGACCAGCATCAGGAGCGCCCACCACGGCGTCAACTGCGCACCGCATGTCCTGCATGTCACAATCTGGCCATTCTCATCGAGCAGGATGCTGAGGTGCTGGCATTCGATGGATGGGTTCGCATCGCGCGTATCGACGCTGATTCCGCCAAAGTCGATCAGCTTGCCCATGAAGGGATGATATCAAACGACACCCCTGCCTATCGGCTGGTTCCGACTCGGTGCAAGGGGTGCTGTTCGTCGCGGGGTATATGTCTGTTACCGATGGCGCGCCGGGCTCAATGCCGATCCCGACGCTTTCCCATCCGGTTCCCGAAGCGGATTATCCTGACATCGGGTTCTCATGAGTGAGTCCACTCATAAACTTTGGGGAGCAGCGGCTGGGCAATGAACGGTAGGCCACATCGCACTACCTGCTTTCGATCCCTTGCAGAATCTAGTTCATTGTTCTCGGTTTCCCGAGGCCAGCCGCTACCAGTGCGATTAGTATGTGAGCTTGCACACTCATACGCTCGCAAAGACAGATTACACACCGAACCCCACTCGCGCAATAGAATAGTGCAAAAAACGCCCCCACGTCTCAGGTGAGGGCAATGGAGGACCGACGTTCTCTCTCGGAACATGTCCAATGTAGCACAGATATCCACCGGGCAAGCGTATTTAGTGCTTGATAAGGTGACGAACCTATGCTTAGATGAATCTTGATAAAGCGCTGTGGAGGCGCAGACGATGCTAATACGTGATTCTGAGTGGCAAGAGATACGGCTTCGGTTCTCCGAACAGGAGAAGGCGGAACTACGCGAGGCGGTGACGGGAGAGACGATATGCCCGCGCGGGTTCAACATCGATCCTGATGAGTTGGACGCGGACATGCACCGCAAGCTCAAGAACGCTTTGGAGGAGGTGCGATGACGATAGCCTTCGTATTCTGGCCGGCGAACACGGAAGTGCAGCTCATCGACGATGACGGGCGCGTCAAGGCCAACTTCTACACGGCGTGCAGCCGGTTTGGCATCGGATACGGTCGCGCGGCCACAGAGCGCGTGGATGCCGAATGGCTATTCGGATTCTTCGAAGAGATGATGCCGGACCCGATCATCGCGGGAGAGTTCAGCGCGCATCACCCGTACTGGGCAGATCGCAAGGCACGGCGGGAAGCGCGGGCCATAGCAGAGGAAGACGAAACAGAATGACGACAGAAAAAGCCCTGCGCAGAACGTGGAAGCATCGTTTGGTGGTCTATCCTTCGGCATCAGGAGATGGAATCTTTGTGGCATTAGAGCGATATGTAGACGTAGGAGTGGGGTGGGTGTGGATTTACCTCACAGGATTCACTATCCCAAACATGAGCATCACCTCCCGGGATCTTTGGGAGCAGGCTTGGATTCACACCGGATTCTTCGGAGAAAAGGTTCCCGAATGACGATCTACGAAGAGCTTTTGAGGGCCGCGCAAACGGGCAGATTCGCACCGCAGATGATTGGCGAGCTTGAGCACGTCTATTTGTCGCGCCTGGCGATGGCCGCAAGCGTGGTGACGGATGAGGAGTGGAACCGGCTGAGCAAGGGCGCGGCGGACTGGTGCAACTTTGCGGCCGTCAGGATCAATTCTGGGCTGGTGATGGATCTGAAATGTCCGGGGTTTGGCGATCCGATACCTGAGATTGATTGGCCGCTTCGGCAACCGCCGATCAACGGCAACCACGTCGCACTGGTGGACGCGCCTCCTGACCTGCAATGCCGAATCGCAGATGATGTCGAAGAAGTGGAACCGGACGACGAAGAGGACACCACCCCCAAGCCCCCGCCGGTGAAGACAGACCTCATCCGCGCATGCGTAATCGAGCACCCAGACTGGGAGCACCCGAAGATCATGGCGTACCTCGGACCCGGCGCCAACCCCAACACGGTATCGACGGTGCGGAGCATCACGCTGGCGACCATGAACATTGCACGTAGCCTCGGGAAATGGAGAGACTGATGACCAAAGCTGAGTTGAAAGAAGAGCGCACGAAGTACGGGATGAGCATCAAGAGCATCCGCATCAAGATATTCGAACCGGGCAACCGGAAGCACAAGGTCTACATGTTCCGCGCCGGGAAGCAGCGCCACTTCGTCGAAGCTGGCGTGACGGACATCCTGGCGAAGGTTGCGGAGGAGGTTGAAAAGATGCACCCCGAGCACGAGTACGGCATGGTGCAGGTCGGGAAGGGCGATTACAACTTCCTCCATCGCGGGTTCAAGCCGGTAGAGGATGAGGACATTTTGGTCGCAGGGATGCGGCTGGGTGAAGTGGTGAGTGTGGAGGTTGGACAGTGATCGCGCTGTTCTTCCTTTTCATGTTCGCCATGATCGCAGCATGGGTGGCGTACATGGTAATCGCCGTGTGCATCTGCCTAGTAACCCTCGCCTTCAACCGTGCGCACATCTCACCCTTTATCGGGTGGGGCGTCCTCTTCGTACTGATCATGATTGCAACCCTGTTTCGCCACATTTAGAGGTTCACTACAATGATCGAAGACTTTGAGATCGCCGTCATCTTCTCCTGTGGTCACAACGACTTTCGTCGGGCCATGAATGAGGAAGACGCGAAGGATCACCGCCGCAGTGCATCGTCCATGCTGTGCTTCGAATGCCAGAAAGAATGGCACCGCAAGCGCCGTCACCACCATCGCCACACAACCCGCATCTCAATCCTCTTTGGAGAAAACGCCATGAATGCAGTCACTCTTACCGTTGGTCAGAAGACAACCGGAACGATCATCCCACTCGAAGCCGACGGCGTCACCCCCACACCTGGCGCCGTAGTGTCCGCACAGTCCTACACCATCAGCGACCCATCGTTGACGGCTGTGACCAATGCGGACGGAACCTTGACCGTCACCGGCGTCGCTGCAAGCGCGGGCGCTGTCAGTGGAACCGCCGACGCGATCGTGACGGATGCCGACGGCGCGGTAAAGCAGTTTTCCCAGACTTTCACCGTCACCGTGGATGCCGTGGTTGTGCCTCCCGTTGGCTTGACAACCTCGATTGGAGTTGAGTTCTCGACCCCCATTTAGGCGCATGTGATATATTTCTTTTCGAGCGAGCTATCTGAAACCAGAGGCCCGGATTCCAACTCCACCCGCAACGGTGGCAAGGGATTCGGGCCTTTCTCTTGCCCACAGGAGCGTAATGTCGGATTTCAACGTATTTCTGCCGATCAGCAAAGTGGACACCGAGAAGCGGATGGTGTGGGGTTACGCATCCACGCCCTCGAAGGATCAGCAAGGCGAGATCATTACACTCGACGCCATCAAGGCCGCACTTCCCGATTACATGCAGTGGCGGAACATCCGCGAGATGCACACCAACTCCGCGGTTGGATCGGCAGTGGAAGCGAGCATCGACGAAAAGGGTCTGTACATCGGGGCAAAGATTCGTGATGATGCGGCGTGGGCGAAGTGTATCGAGACCTCAAAGGGCGCGAACGATCAGGTTTATCGCGGCTTTTCGATTGGCGGGTCGAAGTTGCAGAAGGTGGGCGACACGATCAAGGAATTGCGGCTGACGGAGATCAGCCTGGTGGACCGGCCCGCGAATCCCGACTGCAAGATCGACTTCGCCAAGGGCGCGGTTGACCTCTTTGCCGAGGTGGACAAAGAGAACCAGCCGAGTAAACAAAACTTCTTAGAAAAAGCGCTTGACACGGTACGCGAACTCGCCAAGCTGGCCACAGGAACCGCGCCATCATTGGGCGAAGAGCCTTTGGTGAAGGGTGCGGACGCGAAACCGGCCTCAGACGAACTCACCCCCGAAGAGATGGCAGACATGACGCTGAAGCTGGCGGAGTGCGACTTCGAGAAGCGCGAGTTTAGCGAGAATCAGCGCAAGGCTCTCGCGGCTAGTGGTTCCGCACTCCCCGACGGATCGTTTCCTATCGCATCCACGAAGGACGTCGAGAACGCCGTTCACGCCGCGGGCCGGGCTTCCGACTACGCCAAGGCAAAGGCTCACATCGTCGCCCGCGCCAAGACTTTGAACGCAACACATCTGCTGCCTGCCGACTGGCCAGGCAGTACCAAACAGGAGAAAACCGTCATGGACGAACTACAGAAGCGCGTCTCGGAAGCACACAAGGGGCACATTGCCAAGGCCAAGCACCACATCGGTAAGGCTATCGATGAGCATGGCAAGGCTGTTGGCGCGTTCAACGATATGGCGAAGTGCATGGGAAAGGCCGAAGGCGGCGAAGAGCATGAGAAGCACATGCGCAAGCTCGGCAGCCACCTCGAGTCCATGGCCGATCATCACGATCTGGCGATGCATCACCTCGGCAAGGCTGAGGCTGGTTCGAGCTCGACGGCCAGTTCAACTGGCGAGGCATCCCTCAATCCGAAGGAAGGATCTGAAGTCTCCCCGGTCACTCGCGAGTCGATCACGATTCATCCCCAGGTCACTATGACCGAAGGCACCGTCGCCGGGTCGACGTATTCCGGCGCTGGCGATTCCCCATACTCTGCCGCCGCGATTGCCGCTGAAGTTCAGAAGGCTTTGGCCCCGCTGAGCGAGAAGCTGAGCAAGGTCACGGAAGAGAACGCCTTCATGAAGGGCCAGATGGCGGTACTTGAGCGCCAGCCCAGCTCCGGACCCCGGCCCACGATGTTTGGTTCGCGTGGGAACGGTGGCGAGGACTTGCTCGGCACACGCGACCCGGCATCGGACGCGAACAAGGTGATCGGCAAGGCCTACGCAAACATCCGCGAGGATGACCCGGACGGTGCGGCTGCTGAAATCTCCCGCATCATCGGGACCCGCGCTGCGAATCCCCGGCTGTTCGGCAAGTCCATCATGGATGCCGCGTACACCGGTTCTGTCGGCAAGCAGTAACGAGTTTGGGCACGTCAATGTAGTGAAAATCGCGGCGAAGCCGAAAGGAAAAAGTGATGAACGAACTGGAAAAGCTCCTCAGCAATAAGGCCTACATCGACTCGATCGCGTCCAAGGTCGCACAGATCAACAAGGCCGACACCTTCGATCAGTCGACCGGGCTTGTCTGGTTCGATCTTTCGCCGATCGTCCAACTGATGTTCCCCTTCAAGCAGTTGATTCCGCTGATCAGCAAGTTGCCCCGCGTCAAGGGTAACGGCGGCACCGGGCACAACTGGAAGCGCATCACGGCCATCAACGTGAACAACGTCTCGGTGGGTGTCTCGGAAGGCAACCGTGGCGGAGGCATCAATGTCACGCTGCAGAGCCAGAGCGCGAACTACAAGACCCTCGGTCTGGAAGGCAACGCATCGTGGGAAGCTCGCCTCGCTGCCCAGAACCTGCAGCCGGACGCGCTGGGCAACACCATCCAGGCGACGCTCCGCTCGGTGATGATCGGCGAAGAGCAGACGCTCATCGGCGGCAACGCTTCGACGGCGCTCGGCACGACTCCCACCCCCACCCTCGCTGCATCTGGAAGCGGCTCGGCGCTGACCAACGTTCCCTATTACGTTGTTTGCGTCGCTCTGGCGCACTCGGCATGGATCGCTGGTTCGCTGTCCAACGGCATCCCCGGCCAGATCACCAAAACCAACACCGACGGCTCGGTTGACGTCTTCGGCGGCGGTTCGGGTCAACCTTCCGCACAGGCTACCGTCACCCCGACGGCCGGCCAGATCATCACCGCCAGCGTCACCGCCGTTCCGAACGCCGTGGCTTACGCATGGTACTTCGGCACCACGACCGCTGCGACCCGGCTGCAGGCCATCACGCAGTCCAACCAGGTCATTTTCAAATCGGCCCCCAGCGGCACGAACCAGTTGATCACCGCTCTTCAGGTTGCAAGCGCGTATGTGGACAACTCCACCAACGCTCTCGTACCGGACGGAATTCTGAGCCAGATGTACGGCAGCGTGTTCGGTTCAGCTCCTGGTACGGCGATGCAGACCAACCCGAACTTCCCCTCGGTCGCCACCGGCACTCTCGCTCTGGCTGCGAGCGGTTCGCTTTCCTTCACTGCTGCCACCGGCAACACCGGACTGACCATCTCCGGTGTGAACGTGGCGGAGTTCGATGCGATCCTGCAGGTCGCGTACGACAAGTACAAGGTCGGCTACGACAAGATCCTCATGAGCTCGGCGGACATCGTTTCCCAGCTTGCCCCGCTGCTCGGCTCGGCAACCACGAACCTCTTTCGCATCATGTTCGAGGCGGACAACACCAACGGTCGCTTGATCGCAGGTCGCCGCATCACGAGCTACCTGAACAAGTACTACGGGAACACGCTGGACATCGAGATCCACCCGTACCTCCCGCCAGGGACGGTGATCTTCTGGTCCGACCGCGCTCCGTATGAGTTGAGCGGTGTGGCGAACATCCTCGAAGTCCACACGCGCATGGACTACACGCAGATCGACTGGCCGCCTCGGACCCGTCGGTACGAGTATGGAGTGTACGTCGATGAAGTCTTCGCCGGATACTTCATGCCAGCGTTCGCCGTGCTCAGCAACTTGAACTCTCCGAACGGGACCGCAACGGTATAATCGGCCCGAAGCATCAATCCAGAGGCAGCCGGGCTAACTGGTCCGGCTGCCTTCTTTCAGAGAGGACAGGAATATGGCAACCATGCGGGCTCCCGAGGGAGTCACCCAAATATCAGTAGAACAGCAGAACTTCACGGTGAAGGAAGACGGCACCGTCTCAGTTCCCGACAACTTCGCTGACAAGCTGAAGGACATCGGATTTACCCACGCGCCCACTCGCATCGCAGTGACAGCGGAAGCCGCCGCCGCCATCGCCGAAGCCGCCGCCAAGCTCGGCCTTCCCGACCCAAGTCTCAGCATGACGAAGACGGTCGAGTTGACTCCCGAGCAGATCGCCGCCAACGTCGCAGCCGTCAAGGCTCAGTCCGATGCGGCCAATGTCCCATCCATCCCCGAGGGTGAGCGCATCAACGGTTCGCCGCGCGAGCTCGTAGAGGCCTTGGCAATCGAAGACCCCGATGAGCGCCAGAAGGCATTGTCTGCGCTTGCACAGTTAGGGCGCCCCAAGTCTGACCTCTTCCCCTCAGATGAAGCCGCTGGCGAATGTGCTGCACAAACCCCCGGAACGGAGTAGTCGATGCCCTATGCGGTGGATCTGACGACGCTGACGGACCTGAAGAACTACATCAGCCCAACGTTGGCCGCAACCACCGCATCGGATTCCATTCTGGCGAAAACCATCACCGCAGTCTCCTCCGGAATCAATCGCTACTTGGCACGGACGCTGGCAGTGAGCGAGCAGAGTGAAGTGCGCAACGGGAACGGACGCGACTCCATCCGCACGTTGGTCTACCCCATCCTCGGAGTGACGTCGGCTGTCATCTCCTCCGGGCCCGGCGTCCCCGGCCAAACCATCAACCCCACCTCTGGCCCGCCAAGTGGCCCCTACCTCACCAATGACAACTGGTTCATCTATCTTCGCGGCGCTGATTTCTGCGAAGGCCGGCAGAACATCACGCTCAACTACACGGCGGGATTCATCACCCCAGGCCAACTGCAGGTGCTCGCGCTTCCCGTCTGGGTGGCTGGTACGTACACGTTGCAGAATCAGCAAGTGCAGGTTGCGGGCTTCTACTATACGGCGATCAACACCGGCACCACAGGCGCATCCGCTCCAACATGGGGCACGATTCGCAACTCGATCACCGTCGACAATGGCGTTAGCTGGCTCTGCAACGGGCCTATCCCCGTCCTCACTCCCACAGCCAACATCATCGACGGAGACTTCCAGCAAGCATGTATGCAGCAGGCGGCGCTCCTCTTCAAGAATCGCACCCGTGTCGGAGACACCGGCAGCGGCGTCGGGCCGGATCGCGTCAACTACTTCCTCAAAGGTGCGCATCCCTCAACAATCGACCTTATCAATCCACACAGAGAAGTCTTCCCAATCGACGGCATGGGTCCGGTCTAACGCATGAATATCACCATCCAAGGCGGACAGAAACTCTCGGCAAAGCTCAGCAGCATTGGGCCAGCCATTCGCGCCAACGCGCGCAAAGAGCTTCCGTACATTGGGGAGCATCTGGCCACCTATGGACGCGAGCATTACGAGGACAGCGGGCTGCATGTGCGCACCGGTGATCTTCGCCGGTCAATGGCCGCGATGGCAGTGGAGGAAGACTCGCACGGCATTCGTGGAGGCATGATCGCGGGCCAGGGACTTCCCTATGCGCAAATCCAGGAGCACGGTGGAACCATCGTCCCGAAGAACGGCCAATACCTCACCATCCCCATCGGCGAGGCGCTGACGTCGGCTGGCGTGGCGCGGTTCGGCGCATTGGATGCCGAGGACTTCGGCTACAAGACCTTTGTGCGAAACAACATCATCTTCGGGATAGAGGATGGGCAGTTGTTCCCGCTCTTCATTTTGGTGACGTCGGTGACGATTCCGGCGCGGCCCTTCGTCGGACCAACGCTTGACGCGAACCGCGATTGGATCGAGGATCGCATTCAGAAGAACATCGTCAAGCCAAGCCTTGCGGGGGGTGCATAGTGGGCAACCCCGTAGGACGCGAGGCCATATACTCCGCATTCTTCACCCAGCTCAACGCCGCGCTCTTGCAGGTGAACGGCGGCCCATTCAACTACAGCGGACGCCGCCCGGTTCCCGACACCCAACTTGCAGAGGAGCAGTATCCGGCTTTCTTCCTGCTCGAGGCTGGAGAGATGTACGACCGCAGCCGCCTGTTCGCCATCGATACGGTAACGCTGATGGCCAACCTCTCCATCGTCACTCTGCAAGGCGAAGTGCCGGACGAGACGAATGTCACGAACCTCAATAACCTCGCCGATACGGTCGAGAGCGCCATTCAGGATTTAGCTGGCCCGACAGCGCAGTTGACGCTCAACGGTCTCGTGCAGGAATGCTGGATCAACCACCGCACGCTTGTCATCACTGGTTCCTACCCTCAGCGAACGAGCAAGCAGAACTTTATGATCGAAATGATACTTCCGCACTCGAGGTGAGAAATGTTTGGACTCGTCAACAACGAACGCTACGGCGCACTCGACAAGCACGCAACCAGCTGCCCATGCCCCAAGTGCGTGATCAGCAAGCGCGACACCGCCCCGCACGCGGAGAAGCAGCACCTGGCGGAAGCCAAGGCCATGATTCATGGCAATCTGGCATCGGATCACAGCCGCGCGGTGTGGGACGAGAACTCGAAGAGCATGCCGGTGGAGACGAAGGCGAAGCATCTTGAGGCCGCGGGGACTCACCGGATGGCCGCTGACCACTTTTCCGATGCAGCGCGGTCCTACCGTGATGGGTTGCCGAAGGGCGCAGCGGAGCACGAGAAGATTGCAGAAGCCGCGGGCGAGCGCGGAAACAAAATGAGCGAGAAGCTGAAGGGATAACGATGGCTCAGTTAGGCGATAAGGTCCGCGACGAGGTGAGTGGCTATGAGGGAATTGTGCTTGCCAAGCTGGAAGCACTCTATGAGGCCAGCCAATGCAGGGTACATCCTTGCTCGCTTTCGGACCAGGGCCAGATTCGCGATTCGGTTTGGATAGAAGATGACAGGCTTTTCGTCATCAAAGAGCAGGCAATAGTTGGGTTCAGGCATGTGAAGGGTAGAGAAATGGCGGAACAGGATTGAGCTTACCGACCTATGGAGCTTTACCGACGGTGATCGACCCCACAGCATGGGGTGGCCGGACGATTACGCCTCCGAACGGTCTGCTGACGGTTGACAGCATCCAGAACCAGGTTGCGGCGCAGCTCACCGCGTTCTTTGCGAACGTTGCATCTCCGGCGTTGGTGATTCCCGTCTACGTGTTCCCGAACTTCGACCGCGATACGTGGTGGGCGAGCTCGGCCATCGCGTTTGTGCTCATCTCTTACCGCAGCACCACCCTCGGCAAGCCCATCTCCACCTCCGCCATGCTTCAGGAGCGGACCTTGCAGTTCGAGTTGCATGTGGAGGCGCGCACTACCGCATGGGCTCTCTCGGGTGCCGGATCCGTCTACGCGCTCATCGATGCGATTGAAGCGGCGCTCACCGGATTCCCTCCCACCGGCTGCCGAAACGCCTACTTCACCGATGAACGGTTCGGGGAGCAGGACTCGCAGGGCAAGGTTTGGCTTTACGATATGACGCTGAATGTAGTCACGGTGCGTCCGAAGCTGTTGCCGGAATATGCACTCGCAAACCTCGTGCAGGAAACAGTCAAAGTGCAACCGGGTGGGGATGAGATAATCATCACGCCACCCGTATAGGAGCGAACAAATGAGCTTTTTTCACGGAATCACCGTCACGGAAGTCAACAGCAACGGCGTCACCATTCAGGTGGTCAACTCGGCCGTCATTGGTCTGATCGGTTCGGCGCCGCAGTGGTCGGCACCGACGGGCGCTGGCCCCGGCGTCAACGCGCCAACGCTCATCACGAGTGCAGGTCAGGCTTCGAACTTTGGCCAGTACATCTCCGGATACACGATCCCCGGCGCGCTCAAGGATATCCAGTCGCAAGGCTCCGGAGCCGTCATCGTGATTGACGTGTTCAACCCGCTCATCCACCAGAGCACGTTTACCGCGTTGCCCTTCACCGCCCCATCCTCGAACGCGGTTCCCGTCACTCTCGGCCGCATGGGATTGATTGGGCCCGGACTGCCAAACACTCCTTTGGCGACGGCTGCGGTCGATGCCGTGTTTGCGCCCGGCGGAGCAACGTCGGCAAGCTACGCGGCGGCGGATACCATCACCCTTGCGGGCGGTGTGAGCTCGCTCGCTGCGGTGCTGACGGTGACGAACACGAAGCTGGTAGGCCTGGCCCTCAACGCGGCCGGCGGAAGCACCACGCACAGCTACGCACCCGGCGACACGATTACGCTGACTGGCGGCACGAGCTCCGTTGCCCCCGTCCTCGCCGTCGACACCACCCAAGTCACCGCCGCTACCATCGCCGCTGGCGGTACGGGCGGAACGAATGGCACCCAGACCGTCACTGGCACGACCGGAACCGGCACGAAGTTCCAAGCATCGGTCACGGTTGCGGGCGGCATCATCACGGCGGTTATCTCCGTCACCGTCGCGGGAAGCTACCTCACCAACCCCACCGTGCTCACCGCGGAGCCTGTAACGGGCGCGGGGCTCACCGGTGCGACTCTGGCGATCGTGATGGGCGTCTCGACCTTCAACGTCGTCAACCCCGGCGTCTTCACCGTCAACTCGGCAACCTTCACGCAGTCTTCTACCTCCGGCGTCGGCCTCGGGGCGACGTTCAACGATGGCATCTTCGGCGTCAATGTAGCGGCGATTACCACCCCCGGAAGCTACTCGACCGTCCCGACCAACCCTGTTCTCCAAGCATCCACCAGCGGCGTCGGCACCGGAGCATCCTTTACCATCACATTCGGCGGACCTCCATCGAGTGTGGTGGTCAAGAATTCGGCACTGAGCACGACCTATGTCGAGGGCACCGACTACACCATCGACTACATCAACGGGCTGCTGTACACGAAGGCTGGCGGTGCGATTGCGGCTGCTCAGGCGCTCAAGGTCACGGCAACATACTGCGACCCGTCCAAGGTAGCCCCGAGCGACATCATAGGCACCACCGTCGGAAGCGTCCGCACCGGCATCCAGGCGTTGCTGGGAACCTTCAACACGATGGGCTTCTTTGCAAAGCTCCTCATCGCCCCAACATTTGAGGACCTGGCCACCAGCGCGGCGTTGCTTGCGGC